TTCCGGGGCCGATCGCCCGTTGCTGTTCGCGCGTATCGAGCGCGCCGACATGGTGATCCGTTTGCCGGATGTCGATGCTTGCATCGCGCGTATCAGGGAACACGAGATTGGCCTCTTCGTGGTCGATCCGTTCGTGGAAACCCACGAGGTCAACGAGAACTCGAACGAGCAGATCAAGGCGGTCGCAGCCATGTTCCGCGATGTGGCGCGCACGACCAATTGTTCGGTGCTGCTGGTTCACCACACCGCCAAGCCGCCGCAGGGTATGAGCGACGGTCATGCCGGCAACATGAACACGGCGCGGGGTGCGAGCGCGCTCGTCGGTGTCGCCCGCGTCGTGCAGACGCTGTTCGGCATGAGCGAGGCGGATGCCGAGCATAACGGGGTGTTGCAGGAGGAGCGCCACCTCTATCTGCGGCTCGATGACGCCAAGGCAAGTCTCGGCCTCATCAGCCCCGACGCGACCTGGTACCGCAAGGTCGGCGTCGAGCTGGCGAATGGTGACGAGGTCGGCGTTCTGGCGCCGCATGTCTTCGAACCTGCGAGCGATCGGGTCACAACCCACGCCGCGATCGAGACCCTCAAGCTGATCGAGCAACGCTGGCGCGACGCCAACCCGTTCAGCGCCTCGGTGCAAAGCCCGCGCTACGTGGTCCCGGTCATGGTGCAGAGCTTCGGCTGCTCCGCCAGGGATGCCCGGCGGCTTCTCAGGGACTGGATCGCCAACGGGATGGTGGCTTCCGAAACCTACAACTCCGACAGCAAGGCCCGCGGCCTGAAGGTGCTCCGATGGCCCGGCTGAGCACCCGAACGAAGCCGATTTCGGGGTTACGGAGGTTACGGAAGGTGCCTTGTAACCCATTGAAATCATTGAACCGGAAGTCGCCGGAAGTGAACGGAGGTCCCCATGCAAGCCCTTGAAAACATTACGGAGGTTCTACGGAACGTTGTTCCCCCCATACCCCCCTACGAACTTCCGGAGCGCGTGAACGCGCTCCGGCGTTCGTTCGGACCGGGGCCGATCCCCGACCGCGGTCCGGTCGAGGAGCCGATGCTCGGAGGTCGGCCATGACGCGCTGGTCGTCAGCGCGGCGCAGCACCTTCGACGCCAGCAGCGACCCGATGGCGCCGTCGGCCTATCGCATCCAGGCGATGATCGAGGGCCTCGATCAGGTGGCCCACGCGATGGAGCGCAAGTGGGGCGTCGGCCGACTGCGGCTGCTGGTGTCGGATCTGCTCCGCGCAAAGTTCGACGAGCAGAAGGACCGGCTCGATGCCGCCATCGCCAGCGACGAGGAGCGCTACGTTCGCATCCACGCCGACGGCATGCGCCGCGCCTGGCAGGCGCTCGACCGCGCAGCAGTCGAGGCCGGCGAGAAGCCGCTCGCACCCGAGGTCTGGGAATGCGTGCTGCCCGACACGGGCGAGGTCGTCTCGCTCGTGCGCGACGAAGCCGAGGCCCATCACATCGCGCGCGAGTGCACGGTCTTCACGCTCGCCGAGATCGCCAAGCTGATCGCCGGCCTCGGCGAAACCGTCCTCGAGGTCAAACGCCAATTCCCGGGCGCTGCCATCACCGGCATCCGCCGCAAGCCGCCGATCGATTGGTCGCGTGGCGACGACATCCCTTTCTAGCCGGAGGTCCAGATGTTTCCTCATGCCGAACCATCGAACGTGCTTCTCGCTGCTGGAGGCGTGCCTCCGATGCCGCGGCACATCGCAAACGACAGCGCGCCATCCATCCTTTGCCTCGATCTCGGTACGCGTACCGGCTGGGCCCTGCACGATGATGGCGCGACCTTCAGCGGCTCGATCACATTCAGGCCCGGTCGCTACGAAGGTGGCGGCATGCGCTATCTGAGGTTTCACCGGTGGCTCAGCGACCTGCTCGCCAACACCAGGCGAGCGAAGCTGGCGCAGCAAGCGGCACCGATCGATGCCATCTACTTCGAGGAAGTCCGCGCTCACGCCGGTACCGATGCAGCTCACATCTACGGCGGCTTCCTGGCGACGCTGACCAGCTGCTGCGAGCAGCGCGGGGTCGCCTATCAGGGCGTGCCGGTTGGAACCATCAAGCGCCATGTCACTGGCAAGGGAAATGCGCCCAAGGAGGCGGTGATCGCCGCGATGCGGGCGCGTGGGTTCTCGCCCGCCGACGACAACGAAGCCGATGCGCTGGCGCTGCTCGACTGGGCGATCCACGAGGCGGAGGCCGGTCGATGAAGGCGGATGCGTTCCTCAAACAGGCGGCGATCGTGGTCGGTGAACGTGCCGACGCCTACGGCCCGGCATCGGTGCTGTTCGAGCGCACGGCCAAGCGCTGGTCGCTGACCCTCGGCTTTCCCGTGACGGCGGCGCAGGTCGCGCTCTGCATGATCGACCTGAAGCTCGCCCGGCTCACCGACAATCCCCGGCATTTCGACAGCGCGCTCGACGTCGCTGGCTATGCCGCCGTGCTGCACGAGGTGACGAAATGAACACGATCGTTCATCTCGAACGCACGCCTCTGAACAGCGGCGTGCCTGCGGGGCCGGATTGGCCGGCGCGCGAGCGTAGCGGCTTGCTAGCGATACGGTCCAGCAGGGTGCGTGTGTTCACCTGCTCGGCGCCGGGGATCACCAGCTGGCTGCCATCCCGGGCGTATTTCCTCTTTGGCATCTCGGCCGGCTTTTCCGTGCCCGGAATGACGAACTGCAATCCAGCCTGCGTACGCTCGGTGTTGAAACGCCGTTTGCCCATCGCACCCGTCCTCGATTGCCGAAGCGATGGGCAAGCCAAGCACGGTCTTGGTCGAGCGGCAACCGCGGGTGATCAACGATGAGATGGATACCTCGAGGCTATGGCGGCGAGCGGTGCTCGCCCGAGGCGGTCAAGCGCGCGGGCTGGCAGGAGCAGGGCGTGCTGGTGATCGCCGCCAATGACGACCGGCTGACATGGCCGGAGCGCGAGCTGGTGTGCCAGCTTGGCGAGAAGCTTTACGGCGAGCAACGCAAACGGCGGGAGACCAAACATGAGTGACTGGACGCCTGCCAAGGTCGAGGCGAGGTTGGTGGAGGCGGCCGATGTGCTGAAGCGGCTGCCGGCGGTGCGGGCGCGGGGGTATTTCAGCACCTGGCCGCCGGTGATTAGGGATTTTTGGGAGGCGTTCGGGCGTGAGGATGTCCGTCTTCGCCGTGGGCCACCGCCGCCCGCGGCGATCGACCGCCTGGATGAGGCGCTCGCCTGGCTGCGTTGGCTGGAGCCCGATGACGCACGGATCGTCTGGCTGCGGGCCTCTGGAGAGCGATGGAAAGTCATTTGCTGGAAGGCCGGAATGGCGCGCGCGACAGCTCATCGGCATTGGCTCTTCGCTCTCGCGGCAATCGTCTGGCGGCTTAACGGGCGAAGGCTACCGGGAAGCCGCACGCGCCAAAGCGTAATTGTGATGGTGCGTGACGCGGAATCCTGAGAAGGAATGTGAAAAATGTCTCGGAGACACTTTTCGCAGAGACAAATTCGCCGGAAATCGTCAGGATTCTGGCTAGCCTCGGGAGAGGCGCGCGTGGCGCGATTCTCTCCCGCACGGACAACGCGAGCAGGCAGTTGCCGATGATCCGCCTCGATATCGATGCGCGCGATGCCGGTCGAGTCCTCGGCTGGCTGCATCGGCAGACTCGCTTCGCCGCCGCGCTGGCCCTGACGCGCACCGCCCAGGACGCCAAGGCCGAGATCGTCGCCGAACTGCCCCGGCGCTTCACCATCCGAACCGGATGGCTCGCCAAGGGCATCCGCATCCGTCCGGCGACCAAAGCAAACCTCGTCGCCACCGTGCTGTCGCTCGACCACTTCATGGCGCTGCAGGAGACCGGCGGCGCGAAGACGCCACGGCAAGGCGGTCGGCTCGGCGTGCCCATCGGGGCGCGGCCGACGCCATCGGCGGTGACGCGGCCCGGAATATTCCCGGGCGCGCTGATGCGGCGCGGGCGCAGCTACGTCATCGACGAGGGCGAGCGCGTGCTGATGTTTCGGCGCGCAGGCCATGGGCGGCGGTCGCGGTCCGAGCTCATGTATGTGCTGCGCCCGTCCGTTGCGGTCGAGCCGCGCTTCGGCTTCCGTGACACCGTGACGCGCGTCGCGCTCGATCGCTTTGCTGTACGTTTGGGTGAGACGATCGGTCACATCGGATTGCGCTAGGATGGATTGGTCGTGGCGAACGAGACTTCGAGCTATGAACCAATCCACCGTTTCCGGTGATGCCGACATCGTCTTTCGCGCGCGGAGCGCTCCGCTGTTCAGGCGCGTGGTTACGCGGCGCTGGCGTATCGTGCGCCGCTTCGACATGGGCCCGACGCCCCACGCGCAAATCCAGGCGCTCGATGTGCCAAGCCTGCTCAAGACCGTCGCCGTGGCGGCGCTGTTCGACGACAGGCTCTACATTCGCGAGCGCTCGGCCGGTTGATGCCGGCGCCGATCGGTGGGGCGACAGCAACCAAACAAAAAAACGACAGGTGCGAGGCGATCCGCTGCCGAAGTTATTTGGCATCAATGGGATGCGCGCTGTTGCGACCTCTGTACCGCGCGATGACGGCGACCCTCGGAGAACCGCGGAAATCGGTCGAGATTGCTTTCGAACTTGGAGTCCGCAGCTTGTAAGCCATTGATATCTTGGGTCCTTCCGGAGAGAGTTGGATTCGGGGTCCGCCCGAGCGCGACCCCCCGCTAGCGTCCCCGCCGAATTTGGGTTTCCACCCCGGGTTTCCACCCCGGGAGCCGCAGCAATCCGCCGTTTCCGGGTTTCCACTTGGGGTTTCCACCGGGGATGGGTTTCCACATCCGCGTTGCGTGAAATCAGCCGGTCCGAACCTACCGGGACAATCGAACGCGACGGCGACGGTCGGAGCTTTGATGCGGTCTCGCAAGACTGAAGGGATAGGACAGGTCCGATGGACGGCCGGACCGAAGCGCCACCGGAAGTCAATTCATCATCGTGATGACGTGATCGATCGAACGGTCATTCCGAATCAGAGCAACGCCCATTCGGCCGGCGAGACCCTGCCAGTACTCTCCGGGGCTGCTGAAGGTCCATAGCTCGTCGTTCGGCAGCATGCGCAGCTTGAGCCGTTGCCAATCCTTGCTATTGGGCACGGTGGTTCCGGGCCGCTCTGTGCGGCCATCCAAGGTCGTCGCAATGAGACCACCGTCACCGAATGGGAGACTCTTGCCGCTCTCGACCTCGGAGATGCTCACTCGTGCCTTGAGCCATTCCTTGGGCGGGAACGGCCGGTCCGACTTTGTCCGCTGGATCTCCGCGCATGCCCATTCTTCCGCGATTGAGATTGCCTCGCCGAGTATGGCGTCTCCGAGATCGAGATATTGCGGATCTTCGATCTTGAGCCGATGAGCAATGTAAGAGGCAAGCGTTGAATTCTGCTGCAGGTCGCAGTCGGTCGAGCCGGTTCGGAAGACCTCGATCTTCTCCAACGCGATCTGCTCCATCAATCCGCCGTCTCGGAGCCACAAATACTGCTCCGTCGTGTGCAGGATGACCGCCTCGGTCGTGTTCCAGAGCTGAAACATCGGCCAATGCGATGGCCGCTTGCGATGACGTAGTCGCGGGTCGGATCGGTGCCGCAGGTCGATCATCCGACATAGCGTCGACTCCCGTGACGGCGGCAGACGGTCCGTGGTCCCGAATTTCGCCGCACGAGCTGGCCACCAGGCGCGATTGTTGAGGGGGAGCCGTCCTTGCCACAGGATCTGCGCGCACACGCCAAGGCTGAATAGGGCGACCGCCGGCGCGCCGGCGATCAATGCGCCGCTATACCCGATCGAGAACAGCAGGCGATCCTGCGACAGCGGGCCCTTCGAATCGCTCGAACGTGCCGCGAGTTCGATTGCAGCAACGGTGAGAACTCCCAGCCCGATCCAGGCGACGCCAAGCCACTGCCACCAAGCCATGCTGCTGCTCCCCGGAACGGTGGGGCTACCGACGCGTGAGCACGCAAAGCCCGTTCGGCTCTTGCTGCCAAAAGCCCTCCGAAACTCAGGCGATCCGGCCGCCAAGCACGATACGGGTCATGATGTTGCAGCCCGATAAGGATGTCCACGTCGAGCGCTGGCCGGTCGGGCGGTTGCTGCCCTACGCCGCTAATGCGCGTACCCATTCGGACGAGCAAGTGGCGCAGATCGCCGGCAGCATCGCGGCGTTCGGCTTCAACGTACCCTGCCTGGTGGACGAGCGTGGCGTGCTGATCGCCGGGCACGGCCGGCTGCTGGCCGCGCGGAGGCTCGGACTGACCAACGTCCCGGTCATCCGGCTTGACCACCTGACCGAATCCCAGGCTCGCGCTTACCGGGTTGCCGACAACCGCATCGCGCTCAATGCCGGCTGGGACGAGACGATGCTGTCGGCCGAACTGGAGCGCCTCAAGGCCGACGGCGCCGACCTCGGCGTGCTCGGCTTCGACGACGACGAACTCGACCGGCTGATCAATGGTCTCGGAGACGGCGCGGGCACCGACGAAGACGTGGTGCCGGAAGCACCGGCCGAGGCAGTAACGAAGCCGGGCGATCTCTGGCTGCTCGGTCGCCATCGTCTGCTCTGCGGCGACGCTACCGTCGCGACCGACGTCGAGCGCCTGCTCGGCGATCGGCGTCCCAATCTCATGGTGACCGACCCGCCGTACGGAGTTGACTATGATCCGTCCTGGCGCCGTCGCGCGGGCGTCAATCTTTCGGATCGCATGGGCACAGTGCGCAACGACGACCGCGCCGACTGGCGCGAGGCCTGGGCGCTGTTTCTCGGCGATGCCGTCTATGTCTGGCACGCCGGTGTCCATGCCCGCATGGTCGCCGAAAGTCTGGAGGCATCGGGCTTCCAGATCAGGGCCCAGATCGTCTGGGCCAAGCCGCGCTTCGCGCTCGGCCGCGGCGACTATCACTGGGGCCACGAGCCCTGCTGGTATGGCGTGCGCAAGGGCGGCAAAAGCGGCTGGCAGGGCGCGCGCGACCAATCCACGGTGTGGCAAATCGGCAATGCCGACACCGAGGACGACGCCACGACCCACGGCACGCAGAAGCCGGTCGAATGCATGCGCCGGCCCATGCTCAACAACAGCGCCGATGGCGATACCGTCTACGAGCCGTTCGCCGGTTCCGGTACCAGCTTCATCGCGGCCGAGACTTGTGGGCGCGTCTGCGTCGGATTGGAGATCGAGCCGGCCTACTGCGACATCGTCGTCGCGCGCTGGCAGCGGTTCACGGGGCTGCAAGCGTCGCGCGATGATGACGGTCGCGGGTTCGACGACATCGCGGCGGATTCGGACCGAACAGCCGCAGGGACGGTGGCGCGATAAGACGAGCACCGCCGGGACATCAGCCGGCGGTGCTCTTCGAAAGCGAAGTTCAGTTGGGCCGTCGCCCGAGACGGTTGTTCACCCGGCGCGGGATCGCGTCGTCGCCGATTTGGATGAACTTCATGGACATCTTCTTCATCCGCCAATTCGGTAGGTCCGGTCGCGCGTCCCGGTCTTCTCCGAGCTGACCGGCAGTCCGAGCTTCTTGCCGATGGCATGGCTGAGCACGGCGCGCGCCGTGTGCGGCTGCCAGTCCGTGGCATCGACGATCTGCTGCAGGGTGGCGCCGCTCGATCGCCGCAGCATGGCGATGACCTGGGCGAGCTTGGTGCCTTTGCGGGGCTCCCGGGCGTCGCGCTTGGTTTTGACCTTCGCCTTCGGGGCCGGCTTCGGCGTCTTCGGACGATCGGCCGGAGCCTCCGCCGCGTCGTCGACACCAATCGCGCGCTCGCCCGTGGGCGTGATGCGCAGGGTCAGCCGGCCCAACGTCTCGTCCTCGCGCCAGACCGGATTGTCGGTGCCAGCGAGCGTCTCCTCGATTAGTTTCTTGGCCAGCAGCGCCGTCGCCACCTTGGCGATGGCGCCGCCCTTGAGCGACGCCGGCAGGGGCAGGATGCAGCCGGTCGGGCGTCCGGCGGCGGCCGATAAGATCACCATTTGCGTGTCCGTGAGCTTGACGCTGCCAGCGGCGCCGGCCTTCGAAACCTTGCGGGACATGGAACCGTCTCCTCGTGTCGGGCAGCCGCGACGATCGCGGCGCTTCCACGGCCCTGAGCCCCGACGGCCCTGAGCTTGTCGAAGGGACCTGTCCGGGCCGGGTCTGCCGGTATGGCGGAGATCAGTCCTCGGGGACCGACACGTAGCGCTGCAGGGATCGAGCCCAATAGAGCGGCACGATCGCCATGCCGGCTTCGCGCATGGCCTCCGCATTGGCCTCCGCTTCGTGCTCGGTAGGAAAGGAAAGCCGCTGCTTGCGGCCATCGGGCGCGATCACAAGGAACGTGTTCATGTCTGATCTCTCCGGATCGGATGCTGCGCTTCGCGTGATCTACGCCGCGGTCTCGGCAAGAATCTCGAAGTGCGCGACGAAGCCGGTCAGGTAGGACAGGCCCTTGGGGATCCCGGTCTCGCGCGCGGTCTGGCGGCCGATCGTCCAGCCCATCCAGCGCGCGACCGCCGCATCGATCGCGGGTTCGAGAGCCAGCCCGGCAAATAAGCCGTTGGCGACGTCGTCGGCGAAGTGCCGTCCATGTCTGCTGTCGAGAAAATCGCGGACCGCGTGATCCGGGCATCCCGTGGCGGCCGCGATGGCCGTCATCGTCAGGGGCCAGGCCCGCTCGGGATCGGCGTCGTGGCGGATGGTGCCCCAGAAGCCCCAAGCGGTGTTGGCGGTCGGAAGGGTGGCGGTCGCCATCGCGGTCTCCTCAAATGTTCGTCGCGTACATACATCGCGCTGGGGCGGCGATCATCCAAGCCCAATCGCGATCGTTTCATTGCTTTGTCGGGGGCGGCCGGATCATCCGATGATCGCCTAGCGCCGGAGTTGAACCATGGCGCTTTCGATCCGTGCCTACGCGGCCCATCGCGGCGTGTCGCACACGGCGGTGCGCAAGGCGATTGCCAGCGGGCGCATCAAGACGCTGGCCGACGGACGCATCGACCCGGTCGACGCGGATCGAAGCTGGGCCAATGTCGATCCGGCCAAGCGTCCCGTTGGGGCCGCTCCGGCCACCGCACCAGCGCATGCGCAGCCGGCGGCGCGCCCGAATCCGGCGCCGCGCTTAGCCGGCTCGGAGGCGCCGCCGGCCTCGTTCACTGCGGCGGATCCCGGCGCCTTTCTGCGCGCGCGCATTGCCAAGACCGCGGCCGAGGCGGGTAAGGCCCAGCTCGAGCTGCAGGAGATGCGGCGCAGCTCGGTCAAGAAGGCCGAGGTCGAGATCGCCGTGTTCAACCGGGCGCGCCAGGACCGCGAGGCCTGGCTCAACTTCCCCGATCGCCACGGTGCTGCCATGGCGGCCGAACTGGCGGTCGAGCCGCGTCGCCTGATGGCCGCGCTGGAGCGCTTCGTGCGCGTCCAGCTGGAGGAGATGGCGGACATGCCGCTGAGGTTGCCCTGAACTAAGACGAAGGGGCGAGACGGACTGACGCCATGGTCATGACCCCATGTTGCTGACCGAAGACGCGCTGTGGACCGACGAGGTCTGGCGGCGCGGGCTTAGGCCCGAGCCGGCACTGAGCGTGTCGGAATGGGCGGACCGCCACCGCGTGCTGCCGCCGACCTCGCCCGAGCCCGGGCCCTGGCGTACGGAGCGCACGCCATACTTGCGCGAGATCATGGACTGCCTGTCCGCGACCTCGCCGGTCGAGCGGGTCGTCCTGATGGCGGGCTCGCAGCTGGGCAAGACCGAGGCGCTCCTGAACAGCGTCGGCTACTGCATGGCGCACGCGCCCGGGCTGATGCTGCTGGTGATGCCCTCGATCGACATGATCCGGCGCAACACCGCGACCCGCATCGACCCCATGATCGAGGCGACGCCGCTGCTGAGGGACCTGGTGGTGCCGTTCCGCTCCAAGGACGGCGGCAACAGCATCTTCCGCAAGCGCTTTCCCGGCGGCCATCTCGTGATGACCGGGGCCAACAGCGCGGCCGGGCTGCGCTCGACCCCGGCGCGCTACCTCTTCCTCGACGAGGTCGACGCCTATCCCGGCGATCTCGACACCGAGGGCGACCCGGTGGCGCTGGCGGTGCAGCGCACGGTCAATTTCGCGCGGCGCAAGATCCTGATGGTCTCGACCCCGACCATCCATCTGCTCTCGCGCATCGAGCAGGCCTTCCTCGAAAGCGACCGAAGGCGCTTCTGGGTCCCGTGCCCGCATTGCGGCGCGCTCCAGACGCTCAAATGGGCGCAAATGCGCTGGCCGGCCAACGATCCCGGTGCTGCCTGCTATCTCTGCGAGGCCAAGGAATGCTCGATCTCGGAGCATTTGAAGCCGGCCATGCTGGTGGGTGGGCATTGGAAGGCGGAAGCGCCCGGCGACGGCCGCACCGCCGGCTTTCATCTCTCCGGCCTCTACAGCCCCTGGCGGAGCTGGGGCGAGGGCGCCACGGAGTTTCTCGCCTGCAAAGGCGATCCGGTCCGGCTCAAGCCCTGGGTCAACGGCTATCTGGCGGAGTCCTGGGAGGAGGATGCCGAAGGGATCGACGGCGATACCTTGCTCGGACGGCGGGAAGGCACTTGGCCGCGCCTGCCCGAGGGCGTCGCACTCCTTACCGCCGGGGTCGATATCCAGGACGATCGCATCGAGATCGAAATCGTCGGCTGGGGCCGGGACGAGGAGAGCTGGTCGATCGACTACCGCGTGCTCTGGGGCGATCCCTCGGCACCCGCCGTGTGGGCCGATTTGGACACGCTGCTGCAACTTCCCTGGCCTCATGCGCGCGCGCTGCCGCCGCTCCAGATCAAGGCCGCGGCCATCGACACGGGCGGGCATCACACGCTCGCGGTCTACCGCTTCTGCCGCGCCCGGCTCGGCCGCCGCGTCTTCGCGATCAAGGGCGTCAGCCGTCCAGGCGATCCGATCTGGCCGCGCCGGCCCTCGCGCAACAACAAGGGGCGCGTGCCGCTGTTCGCCGTCAATGTCGATGCGGCAAAAGAGGCGATCCTGGCGCGCCTCAAGATCGAGACGCCAGGCGCCGGCTACTGCCATTTCCCGGCCGAGCGCGACGTCGAGTATTTCCGCCAGCTCACGGCCGAGCGCGCGGTGACCCGCTACGACCGTGGGCGGCCCAAGCGGATCTGGTTCAAGCGCGATGCCGACCGCAACGAGGCGCTGGACGCCCGTGTCTACGCCATGGCGGCGCTGCACGGGCTGTTCTCGATGGGGCTGCATCTCAACCGCGAGGCCGCGCGCGTTGCGGCAGCTCCGCTCATGGAAGCCGTCGAGACCACCGTCTCACCGCGCCCGGTGCGGCGCCGTCCGCTGGTGACGGCGAAGTCCAGATTCATGGGCGGATAACCGGCACGGGACGACAGCTCCTTCCTGTCCCCTGGCATCCGACATCTGACATCTGAAATCTGGCATCTGCCTTCCGGAGCGCCGCGTCATAGCAACACTCGCAGAGCTTCGGGAGCAGCTGCAAGCCTTGGAGGCGCAGCGCGGCAGTCCGGTCGCCCGGGTGGGCTTCAAGGGCAACACGGTCGAATACCACGGCCCCGAAGCCATCGAAGCCGCGATCGGACGGGTCCGCGCCGAGCTGGCTTCGGCCGAGGGTAAGCCGCGCCGCCGCGTCATCCGGTTTCGCACGTCGAAGGGAATTCGGTGAAATCACGCTCGACGCGGAAGCCCGGCATGCTGGCGCGCTGGCTGTCGCGATTGGCCGGCGCGCGGATGGATGCGAGTACCGGCTGGGAAGCGGGCGGTACGGGCCGGCGCTTCCACCGCTGGGCGCCCGGGATCGATACGGCGCATACGGCGCTCGTCGCGAGCCTGCCCAATCTGCGCGCCCGGTCGCGCGAGATCATCCGGCGCAACGCCTGGGCGGCCAATGCGGTCGAGACCTATATGGCCAACGCGGTTGGCACCGGCATCAAGCCGATGCCGGTGCTTGACGATACCGGAGCCAAGGCGCGCATGCAGGCGCTCTGGCTCGACTGGACCGACGACGCCGACGCGGCTGGAGTCACCGATTTCTACGGCCTGCAGGCGCTGGCCTGCCGCGCCATGATCGAGGCGGGCGAGTGTTTCCTGCGCTTCCGGCCGCGCCGCCTGGAGGATGGGCTCGCCGTTCCGCTGCAGATCGAACTGCTCGAAGCCGAGCAGCTGCCGCTCACCCTCGACCGCGATGAGCCTGGCGGACGCAGCATCAGATCAGGCATCGAGTTCGATGCCATCGGCCGGCGCAGGGCCTATCACTTCCTGCGCCGCCATCCCGGCTTGGGAGTCTCCACCGAGAGCGTGCCGGTGCCGGCTTCCGAGATCGTGCATCTCTATAAGCCGCTTCGGCCGGGCCAGCTGCGCGGCGTGCCCTGGCTGGCGCCGGTGCTCTTGAAGCTGCACGAACTCGACCAATACGACGACGCGGCCTTGGTCAAGGCCAAGGTGGCGGCGCTCTTCACCGGCTTCGTCACCGAGGATCTGCCCCAGGACGCGTTCGGCGAGGATGCCGACGACGCCGAGACCGACGAGGATGGCGCGGCGCTGGTGTCGCTCGAGCCGGGCACGATGCAGAAGCTGCCGCCCGGCACCGATGTCAAGTTCTCCCAGCCCGCCGGCCCCGGAGCCGATTTCGATCCCTTCGTGCGCCACCACATCCGCGCCGTGGCGGTCGGCATGGGGCAAACCTACGAGCAGGTCTCGGGCGATCTGACCGGCGTCAACTACAGCAGCATCCGGGCGGGCGTGCTCGAGTTCCGCCGGCGCTGCGAACAGTTCCAGCATGCCGTGCTGGTCTGGCAGATGTGCCGGCCGGTGTGGCAGCGCTGGCTCGCCGAAGCCGTGCTTGCGGGCGCCCTCGACTTGCCCGGCTATGCCCGGAATTCCAGGGAGCGGCGCCGCTGGGAATCCGTGCGCTGGGTGCCCCAAGGTTGGAAATGGGTCGATCCGCTCAAGGACGGCAAGGCGGCGGAAGCGGCCGTGCGCAACGGTTTCCGCTCGCGCTCCGACGTCATCGCCGAGAACGGCGAGGACCCCGAGCAGGTCGAGCAGGAGATCGCGGCGGACAATGCCCGGGCGGACCGCCTCGATCTCCGCTTCGACAGCGATGGACGCCTGCGCACGCGGTCGGGCGCGGCGCAGCCGGATGCGAGTGCCGACGCAGCCGATAGCCAGAACTGATTTTCCAGAGCTCATCAATGTTCGACCTGCCGCACCTGGCGACGCGCCTATTCGGCGCGCCGCTCATGATCGCTGACGCCAAGCTGGGCGACATCCGGGCCAGGCTAGAGCCTCGACTGCTCGGCCAGGAAAGGATCGACGCGGGCGATGCGCTCGTGCCGGTCGAACGCGCTGGTATGACCGTCATCGATGGCATCGCCATCGTGCCCGCGATGGGCACGCTGGTGCAGCGCGCCTTCGGACTGATGGCGGCGTCGGGCCTGACCTCCTACGATCGGGTCGCCGGCGATGTCGAGGCCGCCATTGCCGATCCCGCGGTGCGCGCCGTGCTGCTCGAGGTCGATAGCTCCGGCGGCGAGGCGGCCGGATGCTTCAGCGCGGCCGAGCGGTTGATGGCCCTGAGCTTGACGAAGGGGCGCGGGCGAAAGCCGATTTGGGCCATCGCCAACGAGCGCGCGCTGTCGGCGGGCTATGCGCTCGCTTGCTGCGCCGACCGTGTCCTGCTGCCCGAAGCCGCCTGTATCGGTTCGATCGGCGTGGTCGCCATCCATGCCGACCGGAGCGCCGCCGATGCCGATTACGGTCTGCGCTTCACGCTCATCCACGCCGGCGCCCGCAAGATCGACGGCGATCCCCATCTGCCCCTGTCGCCCCGGGCCCGCCAGGACATCCAGGCCGAGGTCGACCGCAAATGGGGCATGTTCTGCCGCCATGTCGCCGCGGCGCGCGGCATGGAAGAGGAGCGCGTCCGCGCCACCGAAGCCGCCGTGTTCTGGGGACCCGCCGCTATCGATGCCGGTCTCGCCGATGCCATCGCCGGACGCGAGACCGCGCTCGCCATGCTTGGCCACGCCGCGCGCACGCGCAGCGTCTCGCCGCCGACCAACCGATCGCTTGCACAGACGGGAGTATCCACCATGTCCGAGCCCAAAGAGCTATCAACTGAGACAGCTGGCGCGATCGTGCCGCCCGAACCGGAACCGCCAGTCCCTGAGCCACCGCTCCCGGGTTCGCCGGCAGCCGATGCGCTCGTGCGGGCCGAGCAGACCGGTTATGCCCGAGGTCTCCAGGCCGGCGAAGGCGCCATGCTGGCGCGCGCCCGCTCCATCCACGAACTCGCGGTCCTCGCCGGCACGCCCGAGCGCGCCATGGCGCTCTTCCTCCAGGGAAAGTCCGTGGACGAGGCGCGCAAGGAATTGGTCGATGCGCGCGCATCGGCCGCCCCCGTCCTCGACACCCGGATTCCCTCGGCACTCGCCGAGGCGGGCGAGAGCCCGCTCATCGCCCATATCCGGCGCGTCAACGCGCCGGCCAAGCAGGAGGCCTGATCCATGCTCGTCGCCACGCAACCCGCCATCTCCTCCAGCGTCCTCAAGCATGAGTATTCGGCCGATTACTGTCGCGAGGCGGTCACGGTGCTCGCCGGCACGGGATCGCCCCGCGCGCTGGCGCTCGGTGCCGTGCTCGGCGCCCAGGTCGTGGCCGATGCCGTGTCCGTCAGCGCCGGCGCCGGCAATACCGGCAATGGCATGGCGGGACCGGTTGCCTTGGGCAAGGATGTCGAAATCGGCACCTATGCGCTGACCGCTACGTCGGCGACCAAATTCGAGGTGACGACGCCCGCCGGCGATGCCCTCAAGACGCTCACGGTCGGCCAGGCCTATGCGTCCAGCCATCTCTCCCTGACCATCTCAGCGGGGGTAACGGCTTTTGCTCCGGGCGACAGCTTCGCAATTGCCGTGACATCGGGAGCCGGCAAGGTCACCGCCATCGACCCCGATGCCGATGACGGCCGGCAGAAACCCTTCGGTGTCCTGCTCGCCGCCGTCACCGCGCCCGATGGCGCCGATGTGCCCGGCGTCGCCCTGGTGCGCGGGCCCGCCATCGTCGATCCCACCGCCTTGGTCTGGCCCGCCGGCCTCTCGGCCGGCCAGGAAGCCGGAGCCCTCGCTCTTCTTGCCGCCCGCGGCATCATCGCTCACACCGGAGTCTGACCCATGCCCGAGATGATCAATCCCTTCGATGCCGCCGGAGGTTACGACCTCACCCATATGACCCAGGCGGTCAATCTCATCCCCAACCAGTACGGCCGAGTCCGCCAGCTCGGCCTGTTCCGCGACGAGGGCATCACCCAGAGATCCGTCGCCCTCGACCTGATCGAGGGCAAGATCACGCTGCTGCCCGACGTGCCCGTGAGCGCGCCGGCCACGCCGGCCGCGACCGAGCGGCGCAAGACTCTCTTCTTCTCCGTGCCCCACATCCCGCACACCGACATCATCCTGCCCTCCGACATCCAGGGCGTGCGCGGCAATGGGCTATCCGACCAGCCCGATCCGCTCGCCACCGTGATGGAGCGCCGGCTGCGCGCCATGCGCAACAAGCACGCGATCACATCGGAATTTCTGCTGATCGGCGCGCTCAAGGGGGTGGTCGAGGGGGCAACGGGCAATACCATCGTCGATTACTTCGCCGCCTTCTCGATCGCGCCGAAGACCGTCGATTTCGTGCTCGGCACCGCCGGCACCGATGTCGGCGCCAAATGCGCCGACGTGCTGCGCCATATCGAGGACAATCTGCTGGGCGACGTCATGACCGGCGTGCAAGCGCTGGTGTCGTCGGAGTTCTTCGACAAGCTGATCGCGCATGCCACGGTGAAGGAGGCTTATAAATACTATGCCGCCACCGGCGCCCAGCCCTTGCGCGAGGATGTCCGCCGGCGCTTTCCTTTCCGCGGCATCGTGTTCGAGGAATACCGGGGCTCGGCGCCACGCCCCGACGGCTCGACCGCGCGCTTCATCGCCGCCGGCGAGGGCCACGCCTTTCCCCTGGGGACCCAGGACACCTTCCAGCTCTTCTATGCCCCGGCCAATCACATGCAGTTCGTCAACACCATCGGCATCGAGCTCTATGCCTGGCAGACCATGCGGCAGGACGGCTCGGCGATCGACGTGAAGACCGAGTCCAACCCGCTGCCCGTCGTGCGCCGGCCGGGCGTGCTGGTGAAACTCGTGACGTCGAACTGACGTTCGGCAGGCAGCGCCATGCACTGGCCGGCCCTGCAAGACCGCGCGCAGAGGGAATTCATGCGCTCGTTCGGCCGAATCGTTGTGTATCGACCGGGTGAAAGCGGCGCTATCGCCTTGCGCGCGGTCTTCGACGAGGCCTGGACCGAAATCGACCCGCGCACGGGCCGTGACGCGGAGGGCGCGGCTGTCTCGACATCCGCGCCCGCGCTCCATGTCAGGCTCGCCGACTTGGCCGCCGAACCGGGACAAGGAGATGGCGTGACGATTGACAGCCGGGATTACGAGGTCGTCGATGTCAGGCCCGATGGGACTGGCGGCGCGACATTGGTGCTGCAACGCACGTGACCCATCCCCGCCAGACCATCATCGAGGCGGTCGCCGAACGGCTGAAGGCACCGATCGCGCTGGCCTCTACGACGTCCTATCGGACCGACGCGGGTCCGCGCTGCTGGACCGGACGGACCAAGCCGCTCTTTGCCAAGGATCTGCCGGCGATCCTGGTCTATATGGGCCGGGAAAAGATCGACCCCGATGATTCCGGCGCCGATGGCGAGGGGCCGCTCAAGCGCGTCCTCCTGGCGCATGTCGAGATCGTGGCGACGGTCAATGAAGGTCTCGATGTCGTGCTCAATCGGGTCGCCTGGCAAGTCGAGGCGGCCCTGGCGGATTTGGAGGTAGAGGACCACCGAACCGCCGCAATCGACCTCGTCGAGACCGAGCCGTTTCTCTCGGGCGAGGGCGAGAAGGCCTTTGGTATCCTGCGCATGACCTGGCAGATCGTCTATTGGACCCATCGACCCGACAGCGCGGACGGGAGCATGCCCTCGCAGGTGCTGGGATCTTGGTCGCCGCGGATCGGCGTGCCGCACAAACCCGACTATGTGGATATCACCGGGCTCGGCGATATGCCGCCCGCCTGGCCGCCGGATCGGCCATGATGCGCACCGAGTTCGAGGTTTCCGAACTGCAACGCCGGCTCGACAACCTTGTCATGATCGGGGTGGTCGAGGAGGCGGATTATCCGGCCCAGCGAATTCGCGTGCGTATCGGCGCGCTGCTCACGGGCTGGCTGCCCTGGACGACGCTGCGCGCCGGGCTTGATCGGACATGGTGGGCGCCCGAAATCGGCGAGCAGGTGCTCGTGCTATCGCGCTCGGGCGATCCGGCGCTCGGCGTGGTGATGGGGGCGATCTATCGCGATGCTCATCCGGCGCCAGCCGATCGCGAAACAGTTTCGCGCACGGTGCGGCCGGACGGTACGGTCG